GCTATATCCGCTAACGCCGGAATAACCACTAATACCGGAACCACTGTAGCCGCTAATGCCGGAGAACCCGCTGATGCCACTGCCACTGTAGCCGCTAATACCGGAGAACCCGCTAATGCCACTAATGCCAGAGAATCCACTATAGCCAGATAGCCCAGCCCCACTGTAACCACTTAACCCACTATAGCCAGATAGCCCAGCCCCACTGTAACCACTGATACCGCTGCCACTATAGCCGCTGATGCCGGAGAACCCGCTAATACCACTGCCACTATAGCCGCTAATGCCGGAATATCCGCTGATGCCACTGCCACTGTAGCCGCTAATGCCGGAGAACCCGCTATAACCGCTAATGCCAGAGAAGCCGCTATAGCCGCTGATGCCAGTGCCCGTCACTGTCTGCCAGGAAGCGGTCGTACCATTAGAAGCTAGTACTTGCCCATTAAGACCGATAGCCAGCCGAGTGGCGCTATTGGCCCCATTGCCAAGAATCAAATCCCCTACAGAAGTTATAGGGGAGAGCGCATTGAAAGCTGCTGCAGCTGTCGATTGTCCAGTGCCGCCGTTAGCCACAGACAGAGCAGTGGTTAGTGTCAGGGTGGTGAATGCACCAGTGCTTCGAGTGGTAGCACCAATGGGCGTTCCGTCGATTGAGCCACCAGTAATCGCTGCCGAAGCCGTAGACAAACTAGCAAGACTAGCAAGTCCGGTAGTCCCCAGAGTGGTGAAATTACCGGCAGCAGCGGTAGTTCCTCCGACCACAGTGCCGTCGATCGTTCCTCCAGTGATCACAACATTGGAGAAAATACCGGCAGCAGCATTCTCCGATGCGATTAGCTGGATCGCATTGGTATTATCTTTGTAGTACAGCTTGCCGTCTACATAATTTAATGCAACTTCACCGTATTGTAAATCTGTCGGTTGCGGAACTTTACTCGCAACTGATGATTTTTTAAGTAGAAATTGATTACTCACTCATCTTCCTAAAAAGGTTAGAGAAGGGATAAAAATCCCTTCTTTATTATATTGTTATTTAGTAAGTTCCACCATCGATGGTGAATCCACTTAATGTGCTAGTTGTTGCGCCAGAACCAGTAATGTTAGTGCCAACATAAATTTGACCAGCAACACCAAGACCACCAGACATTACAACACCAGCAGAACTAGTAGAAGAAGCATCAGTAGCATTAGTAAAAGTTACTAGACCAGAAGCAGAAACAGTAGTACCACTAAAACTAGAAGAAGTAATAGTCTTATTACTTAATGTTTCAGAGTTACTTAAAGTAGCAAGAGTACCAGATGTTGGTAGAGTTACGCTAGTAGCACCAGTTACTGTTAAACCTAAAGAGTATGCGCCAGTAGTAGTGAAAGAACCAGCAGTAGAAATATTACCACCAAGAGTGATAGTATTAGATCCGTTGTTTACACCAGTACCACCATATGTTCCACCAATAACACCAGCCTGCCAAGTACCAGTAGTAACTGTACCAAGAGTAGTAATGCTATTCTGACCAACATATGTTGATTTGATTTGCAGGTTACCAGCGTTAATTGATAATGTTGTATTATCTACGTTAACTGATAAAGTATTACCAGACTTAGATAAACCAGAACCAGCAGTAATTTCACCAGCACCAGAGAACTGAACCCAAACAACTGGATCAGTATCAACAACTAAAGTTGGTACATCGTTTACTGCTTCAGTTACAACATAACCACTGTTTGCGTTAGTAGTACCTTGTTCAACGAATGCGAACGCACCAGCAACAACGCTACCATTGTAGTTGTTAGATGTTGTGCCATCAAAGTCAGTGGCACGAGTCAATACCCAGTTTGTAGAAACAGAACCAATATTAGTAACAACGTAGATACCGTTATCAGCAGTAGTTGTTTGATCTTTAACAAGGATACGGTCGCCAACAACTGCAGGAACAGAGTCAATAGTAAGAGCAGCTTGCGTTCCAGAGTTAGTAAGAGTTTTACCAGCTTGTGAACCAGAGGCAGTTGCTGTTAAGTTTGTACCAGTAGTTGCTAAACGAACTGGATACTTAACATCAAGACCAGATTTTAAACCATCAACATAACCTTTAGTGGCAGCATCAGATGATTGAGTTGGTGTTGCGACAGAAGTAATACGAGCAGAGCCAACATCAACAGTACCAGTTCCAGTTGGAACCAAGTTAATGTTAGAGTTTGTGCCACCAGCAGTGATAGTAACTGCAGTAGTACCAGTAATAGAACCACCAAGTAGTGTTACTGCACCAGTAGAACCAACTGCGAAAATCGCTTGGCGAGTTGTATCTGTGTTGTTATATAAAGAAATACCATCACCAGAACCAACTGAAATACGACCAAGACCAGTAGTATAATCAATAACGATACTGTCAGAGTATGTTCCACCATATGTGCTAGTAGAAACTAGACCATTAGAAAGAACTAAACTTGTACCAGTTGCAGCACCCAATACTGGAGTTACTAGAGTTGGTGTATTGCTGAATACCAAGTTACCAGTACCAGTTGCACCAGTAGAAGTAACACCTTCAATTGTTGGGTGACCAGTAATTGTTGGAGCAGCAGAAAGAACAACAGTAGAACCAGTACCAGTATATGCGTTTACTTGATTACCGTTAATCTTTAATGCGTTACCAGTTGCAGCTGTATCAATTGTCTTGTTAGTAAATGTATCAGTTGTAGCTTTACCAACTAATGTATCAGTTGTAGCTGGTAGTGTTAAAGTACCAGAAGCAGTCGCAGAAGCTGCAAGAGATGTTTGACCAGAACCAGATCCGTTAAAATTAATAGCACCAGTAACAGTTGGTGTATTAGACAACATAACAACTGCACCAGAACCAGTGTAAGATGTTATTTGATTACCATTAATCTTTAATACGTTACCAGTACCAGCAGTATCAAATGTCTTATTAGTAAATGTATCAGTAGTGGCACGACCAACTAATGTATCAGTTGATGTTGGTAGTGTTAATGTACCACTGTTAACGATAGTGCTAAAAGATGGAGAAGTTAATGCTGGGCTGTTAGCAAGAACAGCGGCACCAGTACCTGTTAATGTATTATTACCAGTAAACTCTGCAATCCAAGTTTGAGAAGCAGTAGAAGCAACAGTAAATGTAGCTTGTGAACCACCTGGGATTGAGTTAATAGAACCACCAGCAGAAGTCTGAATTGACAACGCACCAGTACTGTTGTTAGTAATAATAAACTCTTGACCAAGAGTTAGTGTTGATGTATCAGGTAATTTAACAGTCTGAGTAGTTGTACCAGTAAAGAACTGATTAGCAGAACTAGAAGATGTTAGAGTAGTAGTTGTTCCACCAGTAGCAGTAGATGTATATCCACCAGCACCGATAGAAGAAATTGTAACAGTTTGACCAGATACTGAAGTAGTAATACCATTACCACCAGCAATTGTCAATGTTTGTGTTAATAGAGCGATAGAACCAGTAGTACCACCGCCAGCTGCTAAACTTAGAGTAGCAGCAGAAGGTTGCCAGCTAGAAGATCCAGATCCGTTAGTAGTTAATACGTATCCGCTTGTACCAACAGCAGAAGGTAAAGTCCAGTTACCAGAAATTTGAACTAGACCAGTACCGTTTGGTGCAAGAATTAAGTTACCGTTTGTGTTGGTTGTGCTTAATGTATTGCCAGTTAATTTTGTGTTACCAACCAACCACTGATCAATAGTACCAGTTGCAGAAAGAACTGGAATTGAAGATGCGTTAGTTGTTAATGTGCCAGCAGTAGAGGCATCTATTAAACCAGTATAGTAAGTACCACCGATTACTGCATGGTTAGCAGCATTACCTGCAGTCTCTGTACCAGTACCGATGTAAAGTCTATTACCACCAGCACCGCTGTATGATGAGTAGGCTAATTCACCAGCAGCAAGGGTACTTGGATTACCGTTTACTGATGATCTTTTAATTCTTATTGTAGATGCCATCTTTTATTCTCCGATTAAAATTCGCCACCTTCCATGTCCTGGGCGTCCAGGGTAGTAGAAGCTGTCCATTTATTTGTTGCTGTTTGGTATATTAAAATTGAACCTTGTGTTATACCATTCGTAGTAACATCAACATTACCCACATTGCTAAGAGATTCAAGATAAATTGGGTTATTTAAATTTGATGATACTGTAGTTAGATTATCTTGTTGTACTGTTACGATTAGATTATTAGTTGCCATCATAATTCCTTATAATGATGGGACACCTGAAACACCAACTTGGGTAATTTCGGGTGTAACTGTAGCAATTCCTTCAACCACTCTGGTTCTTGCTCCTCCAGCTGAAGTAATCTCTACATCATATTGATAACGTCCTGGCCACATTTGTGCTGAGACGCCACCAGCAAGTTGGAGGCGAATCTCACCATTTATTGCATTATATATTGAAGCTGTGAAGGGGTATGCTGTTTTTGAGAGATATGACTTTCTCATCTCAGATGCAACAGTATATCCAGTTAAATCTAATGGCTGGCCATTACTTCCAGCAACAGTAATTATATTGCTGTAATCGCTTCCTGCATCAACAAAAAGGTTACTGATTGTAGCCATTCTTTAATCCCAATCATTATTCTTATACCTCTTTATTTATAAGATATGCAATTTAGTGCTTATTTACCCTCAAATACATTATTCCCATTTTCTAATAGCATCAACCATCTCGGTTCATGGATAGAGAAATTTGAAATCTTTTTAGTCTTATTTTTAGCGTAATGTTTCTCTCCGAAAAGATCTGATAGAACTTCTCGCATCTGCCATCTATGTGTATTCGGATTACCAGGAATTTTTGTAAATGGTTCTTTTGTATTAATTGCCCACTTTTGAAAATTATCGGAATCAAAAAAACCAAAAATCTTGTTAAATTTGTCTGGACTTAACATAATTTTATGTTCATAAATTGCAGTATACCAGTCCATGTTAAATATGCAAAGCCATCTAAGATCTGAAATAGTCTCTATCATTTTTGGAGAAGAATCGATTACTGGTTGTAATAATTCTAATATTTCTTGATCTATTTTTTGTATGATTCGTATATAGTTTCAGGAGTACCGAGAGTATGATGAAACATTGCTGTATCACCTGTTGCAAACATATCATCAGTTGGACCAAATAACTGATTACCGCACATTCCGCTTACATAAATCCCATCAAACTCATAATTATTTTTATTTTGTTGGGCAACTTTTATATTGTATTTAAATTCTTTTTTAATTCTTCGATCAAACATATCCCCAGATTCTAAAATACTATTATATGTTCCATAGACTCTCACTTGATCTGGATCGTTTGCAAAATATTTTAAAACAAATAATATGTATGTACTATAAATTCTGATTCTTCCTCAGTGGGTATGCGAGAAGTTACCGCATTGGGAAGTATTTTTTGCACATCTTGTTAAATCCCCACTGGGAACGGTGCTGTTGGTAAAGTTGTTGGTATCGTTGCGGGCTGTGCCTCCGATAATATTACTCGTAAGGCTTTCCGCATATTCATGTAAGCAACAACATCTGCATTTGTTAAAGCACAAGTCCCAAGGACTACGCCTTCAATTACTAGATGCATGGTGGAATCTGATTTGCTTAGGGCTTGACTGGCTTGGGATTGGTAGTCTTGCCATTGGGCAGTCGTTCGAAAAGCCTGTTCCGCCGCCGTTGCCGTTGTGACATTCCACGTCTGTGTCCACGCACCATTGACCAGTACTGGTGTCCCTTCCACACAATTTTGTGTGATCTGGTCGTAAGTAGGTTGTGCTACCTGCGTGACTTCAACTACGCTGTATCCCTGCGCCCCAAGAGTAGTCTGTGGAAAGAGGGTAAAAATATCCGGCACGGGGAACCCATAATTTGACGATGAGTTATCCGCTTGAAAATCAGGCCATTGGTATGGATATTTGACAATTACGTTGTTGAGTAATTTGATTAGCATTATTTCGACTCCAGTAATAAGGTATGAGGGGATAGTAAGCCCAAACCGATTCCGTTTTTCATCTTGTCGTTGATTAACTCAATGAGTGGCACGATGTCAGACTTAAAATCTGGATGGCATCGCATCGTGTGAAGCTGGTCATGCGGGATTGTACCTTGCGTGATCAGAAAGTTTTCTGCACGTTCTTTCAATTCCCCGAGCCATTCCCCTTGCTGTGCAGCTTCGTTAGCCTCCAACACGGGCAAGTGCGCGAATTTGCGAAGTGGCTCAAGTTCC